TATGCAGAAATTGTCATATTAAATCTGACTTTGGAAGCGGTAAAAATCTATTGACAAAAGAAAAATTAACAGAGATACATTTAAAAAACATAATATAATTTCGTATCTTTAGGAAAATATTTATTCATTAAAATACAAAAATCATGAGTTCATTAAGCAGTATTTACATTAAGAAAGAAACATTACTAACCTTGCTAGAAACATTAAATGCAAAAAAAGATGCTGGAGTATCTTTAACTATAAGCATTAATGAGGATACAAATCAATTCGGTCAAAATTTATCGTGCTGGGTAGAGCAATCTAAGGAAGAAAGAGAAGTCAAAAAAAATAGGTTTTATGTCGGCAACGGCAAATGTTTTTGGACTGACGGAGCAATTAAAATAGCAGATCAAAAAGCGGAACAAAAAGAAGTATCTAATAAACCCGTAGAAAGTGATTTGCCATTTTAAATAAAAATTGCATATATTTACATTGTTTTAGTGAAGGGCTGCCATTTACGTTGTTCTCATGTTACAACGGGCAGCCTAATCTAAACGCAAACTAAAGCCTAATAATATGCAAAAAGATATTTTACAAGATACGTTCCGTATTGAAATAGGGAAACTAAAACCAAACCCTAAGAATCCAAGAGTCATAAGAAATCACAAATATTTAGAATTACTTGAGTCAATAAGGAGTTTGCCCGAAATGCTTAAAGTACGTCCTATTTGCGTAGATAATGACATGGTTATACTAGGAGGTAACCAAAGGCACAAAGCTTGCTTAGAGTTGGGTTTAACGCACGTTTACGCACTAAATCTTGACAAGATATTTACTAAAGAGCAACAAAAAGAATTTATTATAAAAGATAATGTTTCTTTCGGAGAATGGGATTGGGATATTTTAGCGCAAGATTGGATAGCAGAAAAACTTAACGAATGGGGTTTGCCCGTATGGACAAATAAAATAGAGACAGCCGAATTTAAGCCGACAATATTTCCCGAACAAAGTAACAGCCAGATAACCGAAGATGACATTAAAGAAGGCAAAGAAACGCTAGGGGATAATTTACATAAAGGAACAGAAAGAAAGTATTTAGAATGTATGTGTCCAGAGTGCGGGCATGAATTTAACGTAGAAGTAGAAAAATGAAAAACGGAAAGCATTTAATAATAGACGCATACGGGTGCAATAAAGGCGCTCTATGGGATTGTGTTGCTATAGAAGATATGTTATATGATATAACTAGAATGATTGGCTTAAAACCGCTTTCTGAGGCTTTAATTTTCGAAGTAGATGAGACAATGATAAAAAAAGAAGATACGGGAATAACTGGCGGCATAATATTTATGGAGTCACATTTTACATTTCACGCATTTCCAGAAAAAGAATATTTTTCAGCAGACATATATTCTTGCAAAGATTTTAATCACACAGAAGTAATAGAGTACATAAGCAATATGTGCGAACCTAAACAATTAAAAGAAACAATAATAATAAGAGGAACATCACTATGACAACACAAGAACTAGAACAATTTTTAACAGAAGAAGTAACATTTACATTTGCTAAAACTATGGCAGCTATTCCACATAGCTGGATATGCAGAAAAGACTGGGGCGAAGAAAAGTTTTTTAACGCAATGAATTTTATAAATGACAACGGGTATGTAGAAATATTCTTTAACAGACCTTATGTTTATTATAAGATAGGAGAATACAAATACTGGGTGGCAACGGACAGATCGGGTTTCGAAGATAGAACTGCAATTATTAATAGAGCAAAGGTATGAACGTAGTAGTACAATCTATTGATGAAAGGTTAAGTTTTTCAAAAAATCAAGTAGCTAAAGCTAAACTTGATGCAACGTATTATGTAGATACAATGAAAAATGGATGCTTACATAGTTTTGGGGAAATGTTAAATAATTTCCCTACTAACGAATATAGATTGCATTTGCAAGATGACATTATATTTGCAGATAACTTTAAGTTTTATTTGCCAATATTAGAAAACATTATGCAACAAAAAGAAATTCACGTTTTGTCTTTGTTTGCACCTAACAGAAAGTTAATTATTGAGCAATACAACAAGGGCATGCAAATAGCGCCGTTTCCAAATTATTTGTGGTTGCAAGCGTCTGTATTTTCTCCGCAATTTCAATATTATTTAAAACACGAGTTTAACAATTTAGAGAATGCAGACATTAAAGATGACGATGTATTTGTAGCTTATGTTATGAAAAAATACGGAGTAAAAGCCTATGTGCATTTACCATCTTTAGTGCAACATGACACATCAATTAAATCTTCTTTAGGTCATGCAAATAGCAAGAACAGAGAATCTAAGGTTTTTGATAAAGATTTTATAACAAAAAAATTGTATAGTGAACTATAATAAGGACATAATGGAATGGACGGAATTTCCAGCGTATGACATGATATGGACAGATCCGCCTTGGGAACAAAAGATGGTTAATTTTTTTCAAACAATAATGAAGAGGGATAGTGGGAAAGAGGCTAAAAACACAATTACTGCTATAATTACGCAACTGGCTATGCTTTCTGACAATAAAAAATTAATGGTTGTTGAGTATAGCATTACGGGACATGAACTCGTTGTAGATGTAATGAAGAAGTATGGCCATACGTTAAAGGCTAAACATCAAAGAACGTATGACAAAAGACCTTTTCTTGTTTTAATATTTAATCAAGATATAGATTTGTTTGACACAAAAAACGAATCGGAGTTAATAACTAAAACACTAGACAAACTAGAAAACATCAACGTAGTATTTGACCCGTTTGCTGGTATTGGATTTACTGCTAAAGCAGTTAGGAAGGCTGGCAAAAAATATATTGGTTCGGAAATAAATCCGCATAGGTTTAAAAGATTAGAGGCAATTAACAAATGAAAATATATAGTAAGCAGAACGTATATGACAAATCAATAGAACGAATAAATAGATTGTTCGATGAATTTGATAATGTAGTAGTGGGTTTTTCTGGTGGAAAGGATAGCACCGCTTGCTTAAACTTAACACTAGAGGTTGCTGAGAAACGAAATCGTTTGCCATTAAAAGTTTTATGGATTGACCAAGAAGCGGAATGGCAAGGTACTGCGGATTATTGCGAAAAAGTTTTTGCAGATCCTAGAGTAGAACCGATGTGGTTTCAAATGCCAATGAAATGGTATAATAACGTATCTGCGCATAGCAAGTATATACATATATGGGAAGAGGGTAAAAAACATATGCGCGAGCAATCCCCGATTGCAATTAAAGAAAATGTGTATTTAGATTTTGGCTTTCAAGAATTGTTTCAAAAAATATTTGAGGTACATTTTCCTAATCAAAAATCTTGCTACATAGCGGGAATGCGAACAGAGGAAAGTCCTAAAAGAATGATGGTATTAACATCGGCTTTAACCTATAAAGACATAACGTGGGGTAAAAAGTTAAATAAAGAATATGAGCATTTTACATTCTACCCGATTTACGATTGGAGTTATAGTGACGTATGGAAGTATATCCTTGATAATAAAATAGAATACAATAAAATATACGATGCAATGTTTACACATGGAGTTAAGGTGCAAGATATGAGAATATCGAACCTACACCACGAAACTGCTATACAAAATCTTTTGTTGATACAAGAGATAGAACCAGATACTTGGAATAAGATTGCAGAACGAATAGACGGAGCAAACGCTATAAAGCATCTAAAAACGGATGCATTTAAATGTCCTAAAGATTTGCCGTTTATGTTTAGCTCTTGGCGCGAATATGCATTATACCTAGCCGAGAACCTAACCGATGACTATGAGTTTAACAGAAAGCTTAATAAGCACATAGAAAAGAATAGCAAGTATATGGTTAGTAATAAGGTTTATGTAGATTTTTATAAAACAATAATTAAAACAATTTTAAGTCAAGATTTTGATTTTACTAAATTAAGTAATTTTTTAACTGGTCAATATTTTAATACTGTCAAGAAATATGTTAATGGCAAACTAAATAAAGATAACATAGAAATTAACAGAAAGTATGACAAATATGTAAAGGGTTTAATATGAAAGCAAATTTAAAAAAAGCGTTAACGGAAGCATTAAGCATTAAAGACAATATTTCTCTTATCGAAGAAATAAAAGAATTTATAGATGAGCAGTCCGAATTAAAGACGCAACCAGTTAACAGAGTAAGATGGGTTAAGATAGAGAACGTAAGTCCAAACGATTACAACCCTAATTCTGTAGCAAAAAAAGAAATGGGATTGTTGTACACATCCATAAAGCATGACGGATATACGCAGCCTATTGTAACTATACAAGACGAGGAGACTAAGAAATTTGTGATTATAGATGGATTTCACAGATACTACACAGCTAAAACTAATAGCGACATCCTAGACAGAAACAAAGGCTATATTCCTATTGTAGTATTAAACAAAAGCATAAACGATAGAATGGCCAGTACTGTTAGGCACAATAGAGCAAGAGGTATGCATTCGGTAACGGGAATGTCAAGTATGGTTTTTTCTATGCTGGAAAACGGCTGGAGTGATACAGAAATATGCAACGAGTTAGGTATGGGAGTAGAGGAGTTAATTAAGCTAAAACATATAACTGGTTTTTCTAAATTATTTAGAGATGCGGAATACAATAAAGCATGGGAAACGAAAAATCAAATCCGCTTAAAACTGCAATATAAAAAGGAAAAAGATGAACAAAACTGAACAACATAAAAAAGCAGTTCTGGAAGCATTAGAACAAACATTAGGTGTAGTCACAACCGCTTGTAAAAGTGTTGGCATAGGAAGGACTATTTTTTACGAATGGTTAAAGCAAGACGAAGAGTTTGCAACGGCGGTTAAGGATATAGAAAACATTACTATGGATTTCGTAGAAAGTCAACTGCACAAACAAATACAAGCTGGCAATACAACTGCAACTATTTTCTTCCTAAAGACAAAGGCTAAGAACAGAGGCTATGTAGAACGTAGAGAATTAGAAACAAGGGATATGACTCTTGAACCTATTACATTTACAATTATAGATGGACATACAACTACTTAGCCATCAAGCGGCATTTATAAAAAGTAAAGCGAGGCATACGGGTTTAGTAGCTGGATTTGGTGGCGGAAAGTCACACGCTGGAGTCTATAAAACTATAATGCGTAAAATGGCTTACCCGCATATTGATGTAGCATATTATTTACCTTCGTATGGATTAATACGGGACATTGCCTTTGTAAAGTTTATTGAGGCATTAATTATTTTAAAAATACCTTACACTCTAAACCGAACAGATAAGGAAATACATACATCTTATGGCAGAATTATTTTTCGATCGATGGATAATCCCGACATGATTATTGGTTATGAGGTGGGTTATAGTTTAATAGATGAGGCAGACGTATTACCTAAAGCAAAGATGGCTGATGTTTTTAGGCAGATTTTAGCTAGGAATCGTAAACCATTACCTAACGGAGAAATGAATGCAACGGATATGGTAAGTACACCAGAAGGATTTAAGTTCTTGTATGATTTTTTTATAGTAAATGACAGCTATAGTAAGAACCTAATACAAGCAAGTACATACGATAACCCTTTCCTACCGAAAACATTTATTGCGGGCTTAGAAGAGCAATTTAACGAAAAGCAAATAGTGTCATATCTAAACGGAGAATTTACCAACTTAACAAGCGGGACAGTTTATGTAGATTATGACAGAGACAAAAACCACAGCGACAGAGAAATAACGGAAGAGGATAAGATTTTGTTTGTAGGAATGGATTTTAACATTACTAATATGGCAGCAGTTTTTCATGTAGTAGATGAGGGTAAGCCAATAGCAGTAGATGAAATTACTAAGGGGTATAATACGGAAGAGACTTGCGCCATAATAAGAAATAAATACCCAGATAAAAAAATCATTGTATATCCCGATGCAACTGGTCAACTTAGAAAATCTAGCAGTAGCGTAACAGATCACGATATTATACGAAAGCATGGGTTTCAGTTATATACGCATAAGACAAATCCGTTAATACGGGACAGAGTAAATACTATGAATATGATGTTTCGGAACGGATATAAAATAAACCGACATAAATGCCCAGAGTATGCGCAAGCAATGGAGCAACAAAGTTTTGATATAAACGGAATACCAGATAAAAAGAGTGGACATGACCATATAGCGGATGCTGGAGGTTATTACATATTTACATACTCTAAACCAAGAAATAGAGTATATTTGTAACATAAAAAATAGACATGAATAAGTTTGCACTAAAAATTAATGGAGAAGAGAAGAAAGAAGTTTTAACACCTACGGGAAGGCACGAGGTAACTATCGAGCAATGGGATAAAGCGTATAAGTGGCTAGATTTAGCAGCAGAGGCAAATCAAGATTTTGAAGATGGCAATACGGACGAAGCACAAAGAAAAATAGTTGCAAGCATTTGCGGAACAATAGAGGCTTTAAGCATAGGAATAACCTATGACGAATTAATACAGATAAAATGGGACAAGGTAAATAAGTTGTTTATGATAGCTTTTAGCTGGTTGCAAGAAGAAGAACCAAAGAAGGAATTTAAGATTAAGGGCAAGAAGTTTTATGTGCCAGATTTTATGAGAGGTACTGCTGGGGATTTTATGGATGTAATGAGTTTGCTGAGTGCGTTAAAAGAAAACGAGGAGCATGAGAAGGGATTGTTAATTGCAGCAATCTATATGCGAGATGGAGAGTATTACCAAGATTTAGAAGAAATTAATGCAAGGGTAGAGTTTTTAAGAGAGCATGGCAGAATGGATTTATTTTACTCGTGCGCTTTTTTTTTGCTCAATTCCTTGAAAATCTTCAATCAAATCACCCCGCAACCTTTGGTTCTTCTGGAGGAGATGGCAAAGCTAACCAGTACCTTAAACAGTTGGGGTTCTACCCTTTATTTGCACACGCGGCAGAATCGGGAATCTTCAGCTACCAAGTAGCTTGGTGGAAAATATGGAAAAAAGACTTAAACAGATTAGAGCAAGTTTTAAATACTAATCTAGCGGATGTTTTTAGTTACATTGAGGTAAAAAAAGCGGAGCAGCAGTAAGTGAAAAAAAGGACATAGTAACATAGTAAATTAGCGAATTAATGGATTTATTAAATTTAAGGGATAGAATAAGAACCAAAGCCATAGCTGCTGGTTTAACCTACACAGAGATTGAGACGTTATTTGACGTCAATTTATTATTAAACCAAACAATGCCTTGCCTATTATGGCAATATGCTGGGGAGACTAATAACTTTAATGACTCATCTACCGAGATGACATTAAATATTTATCTATTAGAGACGTTTCCCGATAGCGTAAAGACAGAAAGTGCAGACTACCAAAGGGATTATATACTTACACAAATAAACGCGCTTAGAACGTATTTTATTAATTGGATAAAAACGATGCCTATAGACGCAGACGATTACATTCAAGTTTTAAGTACAGACGAAATTCCTATTGCTGAGAAATTAAGTATTGAGGGTTTTTTATCTATTGAGTTTAAAATTAATCTAAGACTAAAAAGAAACTTTTGCATAGACCCAGAAGAAGTGCCAAGCGTTGACGAAGTTAAGGTTTACTTTAATTCTGTTTTAAAATATACTCAAGCTTGTAACGTAGATCTGCAACTAACGCTAAAGAACCAAGACGGGAATAATATAGATGCAACATTTACGGGATACGATATTGTAGTTAATCAAGGTGGTGCAGACGCATCGGTTAACAATTCGGATAGTAGTTATACGGCATCCGTTGCAAGTGGTGGAACATTAGCTTTGCCAGACATCACAATAAGCAATAGCAATAACAGCTTTACAACAACAAGCCCAAGTGTTAAGAATGTAGATTTAGCAGACATTACTGTAAGCAATTCAGATGACAGCTATAGCGTTACAAGTCCAAGTGCTATAAACGTAGAAGTGCCAGATGAGGCTATAACAGTAAATAGTGCAGCGTTTATAACTAAGCCAAGTAAAAAAGACCAAGACATATTGCTTAAAGACGTAAGTGGAACGGCTATTACTCCAGTATCGTTGGCGGGTAATACAATTACTATTTTAGATGCAGTAACTATTAAAGGTTTAATGCCAACGCAAACTGGTCAAACTACAAGCTATGCTACAAATGATGATGGAGACTTGCAAAGAGGTAGATTAACTAATTTTAATACTATACCTTATAATAATCCTTTTGGCAATACGTTTAGATTTACTGATGAGTTAGGAGGACAAACATTTACTAACAATATTATAATTGATTGGTCATCTTGGAATGGTGGAAATTCTGTATTAGGGTATTGTTTTAGCAACCATAGTAGCTATGCTTTTCCAAGAAATTGGGCAGATTGGATGAGTAATAGTCCTTATACTTGCTCTTCTTTTACTGGATGGTATTTAGCGAATTATCAAGAAGCATCGGTGGTGTTTAGCTGTGAAGATGCATATAACTATTCGCCTTTTAATTATACTGATGAATTTTGGACAAGTACAAGTAATGTACATGAGCCATCTACAAGGGCAATCGGTTATCGTGCAGCTACAGTAATGGGTTTAATTAGAAGTTTTAAAACACAAAATCTTAGGTCATTGTTAACAAGAACATTTACAGTTACTGGAACAACATTAAGTTAAAAATAAAGAGAAATGGCAACATATAAATTTGAACAATTCAAGGTAGAAATAACAAACCCAGCAGTATCTGCAAATGAAGATACTATACAATTACAAGTATCAAAAAATACTATTGCAGTAGATGTATTATTGGAAACGAAAGATGCTAAATTTGGTTTGTTACTAGAAGATATACAAGTAGAAAATCTTAACTACGAAAGCTATAAAAATCTAATGGTAAGAGTAAACGAAAGATTAAAAGACTTTGAGGTTTGAGCAAGGTAGGGGATTATATTATAAAACAGATTAGAGAAAAAATGGAATACCATAAGCGTATTGCAACGGGGGAATCTGTAGAAAGGCTTAGGGAAGAATACAGAAAAGGGCATATTTTAATTTATGGTGTAGATTACTGGGATGCAATTAATAACGGAACACCAAAAGGCACTTTAGTTTCTTTAGATGACATTCAAAGATGGATTACAGCGAAGGGCGCAAGATACGGGGGGACGTTTCCGCCAGCTACTGCAATACAAAGAAAAATATACGCTAAAGGTAGCAGCGTGCCTAAAAAAGATTTAAACATAATAAGTAAAGCAACATCAGATGTAAAGCAGATTGCAAGGCTTGCTAAAGACGTTGTTTTAAGAGAATTAAAAGCAGCATAAAATGGACATAGACATAGTAATAACAAAAGCAACTACCTTGTTGGAACTAGCGCAAAATTACAAAGCGTTACTTGCACAAAAAAGTAATATAAATACGCAAACTGAAGGTGCGATTACAATTAATGGAAAATCTAAGCGGTTAACTGGTAGAAATTTAACATCTTTAAGAAATACTTGGGTATCAGAATTAGAATCTACTGCATCAACATCAAATGCAGCAATGGACACATTATGTGATGAAATAATTGCAGAATTATTAAATTAGAATTATGGCAATAGTATTAACGGAACAACCTACGGCAGACGGATTATATTCGGCTTACTTGCCAGTTAAATTTGTAGCTACAGAATCGGCAAATCCCGCTTACCTTACCTTTATTTTAAGGACAAGCGCTGGTGCAGCAATTCCTAATGTGCCAAACTATATTGCTAGAAACATAGGAAATAAGTATTATTTTGACGCATCTAACTATTTAAAGAGCATTCTAAACGTCTTAACTACTCAAGGNTATAGTACAACGGCTATTGAAGAATTNACGGATTTATACGGGAAATATGAGGTTATTGTGAAAGACACAATTAACGGAGTTACAGAACTTACTAGCAACGAATTTTATGCATTTGCTAATATAGACGGATTGCGTTATTTAAATGACCAGACAGCTAATGACGGAATTAATCGTAAAGGGTTGTTATATGCATCAGAAATATCTAACCTTTATTACGCACCTAAATTTCAAGGCACATACGATAGGGTAGTTTTATTTCCGCAACCAGTAGGTTCATCTAGACCTTATTTAGCAGTTTATACATATAACGAAAATAGACCAAATTTAACTAGCAGTTTAATACAAAACTTAAATTTAGATTTACTAGCATATACAAATAAATTAATTAGTGTTCCACTTACTCAGACTTTTATAAACGCTAATTTTTTAGTTAATGGCGGTGGTTCTATATCCGCATACAATGGTTTTAAGTTAAAACGATTTGGCAGCAATAATGGTATGTTTTACTATTACGAAGATAGATGCAACATTACAGAGTTTATGTTTATTAATAAATACGGAGTTAAAGAAAGCATTAAATTTCAAAGCTACGATTATGCTGGCATAAAAACACAAAGCGAATCTTACCGAACTGGTGGATATACGCATACGGGAAACACTTTTAATTTTAACACATCCGCTAATAACGTAAAAATCAATCAAAGTAATATTGACAACTTTGAGGTTAAGGGGCAGTTTTTTACTAACAAACATTCAGAGGTTTTACAAGACTTTGTATCTAGTCCGTTACATTGGCTAGTTGACCCGTTACCACAACGATGGACGGCAGAAGGAGTTTCTACTACACCAGAGTTAATTGCAATAAATGTACTAGACGGCAGCTATACTAATTTAGTTAAGTCAAGAGGTGTTCAATTTAATTTTAAATACGAATATGCACAGAAAAAACCTAGCTTTAAATGATAACCTATAATGGCATAGAACTAGATTACAGAGATAATACTTTGCAATCCCTAATAATTAAGGGTGGTTTAACTAAGATTGAAAACTTAACCGACAGAACGGGAACGTCAAGCACGCAGTTTAACTTACCAAGAACTGCTAAGAATGAGTTAGCTTTTGGAAATATTACAACCGAAGGAGCAGAAACATCTACAAGTGGAGACGCATTTATTACGCTAGATGGCAATATTTATAGTCAAGGTACGCTATACGTTAGGGGTTATGATAAAGACAGCTTTAAGTGCCTTTATATGGGTTCTGATTTATCCCTTATTGCACAATTAAAAAACTTGCCATTAAGGGATTTGTTTCCTATAACTACGCAAAATGCTTTTACTGAAGGTAATGTTTATTCTGCAATGCCATCAGAAAATCCTAAAACGCTAGGGCAAGATATTACATTTCACTATGGTCATCCTTACATATTTAAACTATCGGGAACATCTGGATTAAGCACAAAAAAAGTCGCACCATTTTTTAATATTAGACACATGGTGTATAAAATATTTATGGATAGGGGGTATAATTTTGTATCAAACTTTTTTGATTCAGACTATGGAACTGCGTTAGATTATTCATCTTTTACTAATCATAAAAGCAGTAATACCTTTACAAACACTAATGACCAATTCCCTACAAGCGGAAGTGCAACATCTATTTTTTTAGATTTAGGTACTGGTTTAGCTGGAAATAATTCTATAACTGAAAGTGCGTATAGTGGAACTGGTAAAAAATACGCTTTTCAAGATGCAATAACACAATTAAAAATTACTGGAAATTTTAAACTACAAAACTTTGATTTAAATTTTGTCGCTATTGATGTAATAATTTATGATAACTTAAATAACTTATTATATACATCTAATACCCTTTTAAGCAATGTAGGTAGATTGCAAAATGGGAATAATCCTTTTGATTTTAATTTAGATTTAGATATACCAGCAAATGGATATGTAGTATTTCAAGCAAGATTTGACAGCGACACAACTATAACTTTTCCTTTGCAAAATCAATTTTTACAAGTTACAAATATGACTATTAGTCACGATAACATAAAAAGTTCTGATGCTGTGTATTTTGGAGACTATATGGGGAAGCTATCGCAATTAGATTTTATTAGTGGATTGTTAAAGCAATTTAACCTAGTAATGGATGTTGATACCGATAATGTTTATATAGAGTTACAAGATGAAGGAGTAGAACCAGTAGGAACAAGTCCCGCAACATTGCCAAGTATTACATCGGAGCAATACGATTTAACTAATATTGTACAAGATAACGCAAAAACAGACATTGAATATTTACAAGCGGGTGTAATATTTTTAAAGCAAAAATTATTAAACACCGATTATCCAGATACGTTATCTTATTTACCTTATCAAGAATATGGAAGTTCTTATTATGAGTTAGAAGGATTTGACAAAAGAAATGTGCAAGAATCTAGCAGTTATTTTAATTGTATGTTGGATGGAGAAACTTTTTTGTCTAGTACTGTTAGAGGTGGAGTTGTAGAAACTTGGGATAATTACATATCTATGCGAATATTAACTAATGGAACATACGATGGAACAAGAAGCGTAGTTATTGAAAACTCTTTTACTGGTGGAACAACTACATTAAATGCGTTAATAAATTGGAGTGAACCAGTTACATACGCTACAACTTTAAATAAGTTGTTTATTAACACCTTAAATCAAAAGAAAAACAATAAAATTATTGAAGTAATTTTTAAGGACGAATTAGGCACGATTGTAAACAATAGAACGGAATACATTTATCATGACCAAGTTTATAAAATCGTAGAATACCAATACGATGTAATTAAAAAAATAGTTAAGGCAAAATTAATAATGAAGTAATGGCAGCAGATAAAATAATAGTTGATATAGAGTTAAAGGGGTTAGGTGCAGCAGAAAAAGGTTTAGCAGATTTAACGCAAGCGCAGATAGACCAGAAAGAGGCAATTAAGGAAACTAACAAGGAGTTAAAAACCTATGAGAAAGAATTAAAGGCAATCGAAAAAGAGCAAGAAACTTTAGGAGAATTAACGAATGACGGCATAAAAAGACAGACGGAATTAACCGACAGACTTAACAAGGGTAAACTAGCTTTAGCAGATCAAAAAGACGAATTAAGTGCAGTTAACGCAAAGAGAAGAGCAGCCGCAGTAGAAGTTAAAACATACAATAAATTTTTAAAGGCTGAAATAGGCAGTAACACAGAACTACGCGCACAATTAAAAATATTGACTGCAAGATATAATGGTTTAAGCGAGGAGCAAAGAGACAATACTGCTGCTGGAAAAGCATTAGGTAAAAATATTTTAGACATCACTAACAAGCTAAAGTTAAACGAAAGTGCAGTAGGAGACAATCGGAGAAATGTAGGTAATTACGGAGCAGCCGTTGGCAAGGTATTAGGCAAGCTAGATGTCTTTGGTGTAAACTTAGGGGAAGTTACTAGCGCATTATATTCTGGCATATCTGCTGGTAAGGGAGCAGTTAAAACTACATTAGCGCAAGCAAAGGCTTTATCTACGGCGGGAAAAGCGCAAAAAGGTATGACAGCCTCGACTATTACATTTAGTGGCGCAATGAAGGTTTTACAAGCAGCAATAGTTTCTACGGGAATTGGCGCATTAGTAATTTTACTAGGAACTTTAGTTGCAGCATTTGCATCTACGCAAAAAGGCGCGGATGCTTTTACTAGGGCAATAGAACCAATAAAATTTGCTTTAGATGCCTTATTCGGAGTTATGCAAAAAGTTTCTGGTGTTTTATATGATAAAATTATAAAGGGGTTTCAAGACTTTCAAAAACTAAGTTTAGGGGACATATTTACTAAAATAGGAAATGCAATAAAAGATAATTTGCTAAGTAGATTAGAGGCTTTTAGCTTAATGGGCGAGGCAATAGTAAAAATCTTAGATGGCAAGATGAAAGAAGGGTTTATAGATTTAGGAGACGCAGTTGTACAAGCTGGTACTGGCATAAAAGATGCTAGCGGGAAAATAGAGGATGCTGGAGAGGCTATTGGGGAAGTTGTAGAAATAATGTCAGATGCGGCAGAAGAAGGTAAAAAATATGCAGAAGAGTTAATAAGTAGCGAGCAAGCACAAGTAAACTTTACCGCATCAATTTATGAAACTACTAAAGCTATAGAGAAGCAGCAAGAAATATCAGCAAACCAATCTGCATCATTATCGGATAGGCTAGCAGCTATTGACGAAGAAATAAGATTACAAGAGAAATTAACTAAGCAAAAACAGAATGAAATACAAGTAGAAATTAATTTATTTGTTCTTAAAAACAAAAACAAAGATAAAGGTAGAGACTATTACAAAACCTTATCTGAAATGCAGCTAAAATTAACTAAGCTAAAAGATGACGAAGTTAAGGTAGTTGACAAATTAAAAGATTCGCAAGAAGATTTAAAAAATAGTAGCGCGGCTGCCGCAAGGGATAGGATTACGGCATTAAATCAAGCTATTGCTACAGAAGAGCAGTTGCTAGGATTAGAATTGCAAGCGGAAGTTAAAAGACTAGAATTAAATAAGGCATCAACAGAGTTGACGGCAGTAGAATTAGAGGCAAAAACAGCGCTTTACGAAAAATATTACAAAGACCTTAAAGAACTTAGGGAGAAAAATAAAGAAGAAGAAGAAGAAACAGAACCATTATTTTCTGAATTAGAGTTAGAAGAAAAATTAGCCATAGTAAAACAAAAGGCTGGAGAAGTAGGAGGCGCAATACAAAACTTACTGGGTGGCATTTCTAATACTATTATGCTAAACATGCAAGCAGATATTAATGAGTTAGATAGTCAACTACAAAGAGGGTTAGTTAGTCAGCAAGAGTATGAGCAAAAGAAAGAGCAGATCGAAAAAAAGGCTAATGAAAAAAACAAGAAAGTACAGATCACGCAAGCTATAATTGGAGGAGCAACAGCCGCAGTACAAGCATTAGCAAGTACAACTATTCCTTTTCCTTTTTCTCTTGGAGCAGTAGCTATAATAGCTGCACAAACGGCTGCACAAGTAAAAGCTATACAAAGTCAGAAATTTGCCGAAGGAGGATTAATACAAGGCAATAGTCATGCACAAGGCGGTGTTCCGTTTTCGGTTGCTGGAAGAGGCGGATTCGAGGCAGAGGGCGGAGAATACATACATAAGACTAAGGCGGTTGACCATTACGGAGTGCCATTTATGAATGCCTTAAATAATTTACAAATACCTAAAATGTTTGCAGAGGGCGGTTATGTTACTCCGTCACCTATTGGCAGCGTAGGGAGTCAAGTATCACAAAGTTTAAGTGAGCAAGTAACTAGCTTGCAATCACAGAAGATTGAAGTAATTAATGTTGAGGAGAATTTTACGCAATTACAAAATAAAGTTAATAATGTCGAACAATCGAGAACGTATTAAAAAATGTTTAGAGTTAGCTGAAAAAGGAGCATTCCACAAGGATAACATTAAGCAACTAATTAAAGAGGATTTTTATAATATGAATAATGGCATAGATAGTATATTGAGCATATACGATAAGCTAGGCAGAAAGTATGGCTATTCTTCTAGGCACATTCGAACTATTTGCACAAATTAATAAAGTGAAAAAAAGGACATCAAGCATACATACCTTTACAATCATATGAATATTACACCATTTTTAAACGTAGCAAAAAAAGATAAGGTTGCAGATATTTCTATTACTGGGGATATTGGTTACAATTCTTGGGCGGATAACGAAGCGGATTACAAGAAAAATACTAGCGAAGCAATGGCAGCAGAATTGGATGCTATTCGCGCATTAGATGTAGATGTAATTAATGTTACTTTAGAGAGTTTAGGCGGAGACGTGCAACACGCATTGGCTATATACTCTATGTTAAAGAATAGCGGTGCAATAGTAAACACTTACTACAGAGGCGCAAACGCATCTTCCAGCACTATAATCGGAAGTGCGGCCACAAGTGTAGATAACATATATATGGACAATACGGGTTTGTTCCTAGTGCATAAGGTGATGACATTTAGCGAGGGTAATGTAAATGATATGTTAGCGACAATAAATGATTTAAATAAATGGCAAACATCCTTAGAACAAGCCTATATTAACATAGGAGTTAAGACAGAGGTTTTAACTGAATTAATGAATAGAAATGGCGGGCATGGAGAATGGCTGACAATGAGTGAGTGTATAGAGTACGGATTTGTAGGGAAGGAGTGGGAGACAAATAAAATACTTAACTATTCTAAAGAGACATTTAAAAACAAAAATATTTTAATACCTAATCAATTTAATAATCAAAAAAAGTACAAAATGGAGAAAAAAGAAACATTTTTAACCGAAGCACAAGAACTAGGAATGTTCGCAAAATTCCGAACATGGTTCAAGAATCTCGAAGAAGAGCAAATGCCGCAAGTCATTCCTTCTATCGAAGAGCAACCAGTTATGTCTGAAATAGACAAACTAAAAGCTGACAACGAAATGTTGTTAGAAGAAAGCGCTGCACATAAAATTGAAATGGAAGCAATGAGAGCTGAAATGGAACTTTTAAAAGCAGAATTGGCATCATTAAAACCACAAGAGGTTGAGCCAGAAGAAGTAGTTGAAGAAGTTGTCGCTGGCATCAAAAAAGATGACGAAGATGACAAAGACTATATTAAGAAGAAAGTTAAAGAAGAAATGAAAAACTTACTTTTAGATATTGCAACACCAACAAAAGGAAAATCAAACCCAGCTAAAACTAATTTAAAAGCATGGGAATTACATTTAAACAACTTTCAAAATTTTATTAAATAATGGCAATAACACCAAACATATCACCAAACACTTACGCGGGCAAAGACCTAGAAGGTGTGATAGCGCAATCCGTTTTACGAGGTAGAACGATTGAAGAGGGATTAGTGACAGTTCATACTGATATTGATTCAAAAGCAGTAGTAAAAACTATGGCTAATACATTAAATGTAGCAGACTCAGTAGCAGCTTTTGCAAGCGCTGGTTCTTTAAATTTAGGTGAGAAATATCTTGAACCGAAAACATTTATGGATGCAGTAGAATACGATTACTCAACATTGAATGCAACATGGTATGCATCTCAGCAGCCTAGAGGACGTGCTGGAGACTTTGTACCACCAGCAACTATTGAAGAAGCATTAATTGAGAATATGGCTGGAATACGTTCTAAATTTATTGACGCATCTATCTGGAGAGGTTCAGTGGCAGCTGGTCAATTATCTAAAATCACAGTTTCTGCATCATCTAATGTAGTAGCTGGATTAATTCCAACTTTAGAAGCGG